TTCAGCTTTTCATATTATGGAAGTGGAAAGTATGAAACAGGTTGGTTCTTATAAAGGAAAATTAGATACAAAAGATTACGGTAGAATGTTAAATTCTATTGGAAGAGAATATAACAACGCATTGGTTGTTGTTGAAAATGCAAACATCGGATGGGCAGTACTACAAGAACTTATTGATTTAGATTATCCAAATATTTTTTATTCTTCAAGGGACTTACAAATAGTGGATGTTCATTATTCACATATAAACAAAAATGTAACAGGATATGATAATCCTACTATTCCTGGATTTACTACATCATCGAAAACAAGACCTATGTTAATTTCAAAACTTGATGAATATTTGAGAGAAAAATTAGTAGAAATAAAAGATAGTAGATTGATTGATGAGTTATGGACATTTGTATGGTTAGGACAACGTGCAGAGGCAATGAGAGGTTATAATGATGATCTTGTAATGAGTTATGCGATTGCGCTGTGGGTTAGAGATACCGCTCTTAGATTAAGACAAGAAGGTATTGAACTTACAAAACAATCTTTAAAGTATATGAGTAAAAGTGAAGTTATTTATTCTTCAAATGGCACATTACGTGAGAACCCATATAAACAAGTAATAAATGGGGAAGAAATAGATTTACGATGGTTATTTAGTTAAATGTTATATGAGTATTTTCGATAAAACAGTAACAAAAAACGATAGTTTTTTTTATCAAATTGGTAGAGCATCTACCAAAATTCCATGGACAAGACCTACTTTTGAAAAAGTAAAAAGTACATTAATTCAAATAAAAAATAAAACTAATTTATTTGAAAAATATAATTTTTACGTAATAGGTGCTGTTATATATGATATAAAAAATACATGGGATGTTGATATATATCTAACTGGAAATTTTCAAAGTTACGAGGAATTAGAAAACGATATTTATAATATTCAAATGATATTTTTTGAAAACAAATTATTACCAGATATTTCGTGGGTTGATAATGTTGTTGAGATATTATGTAACGATGATTATGATAACAAATATATAGATATACATGCTATAAGTTATATAAAACATAAGTACATAAAAAAGAAAATAAATGATGAAATATTTGAATCGGATATATCAAAAACAATTACAACTTTAATTCCTATTGATAATAATTTCTTATATAAAAATAGTTATCTAAATAAACCTTTGAAATACAAAATAGTAGATAGATTAATAAAACATGGAAGAATACTTCATGCAATGAACGCAAATGAATATATAACACACACTGAAGATTCTTTTGCAAAATATCGGTTAGATGTTGAAAATACAAGATAAAAATTTTTATTTATATACTTGATTATATTTATATAATAAATACTTTTTTTGAAAAAAGATAAAAAATAATTATATTTTGTAATGATTATCACCGAAAATATACAAATTTCCGAAGGATTGACCTACCACAAAAACAACAAAATTCCGTTGGATGAAAACATATATAGATTTGGAAGTGTTGAATATTTCAAATTGTATAATGAAGCAAGAAAATTATATGAATCCGGAAACTTAAAACCTGCGAATGAATCGGAAGAATTTTTCTTGAAAAGTGATATAGGTAAGATTGGCATCTACGAAGGTAAAAAAGTAATGTTAGATTTTCCAATGCCGGTAAACGAAGCAGAATACCAAGGTAAAGATGTGGAGTTAAACAAACCCAAAAGAGGTGGTTCTAAAAAGTTTTACGTCTATGTAAAAGATGGTGATAAAGTAAAGAAAGTTTCTTTTGGTGCAAAAAGTGGTGGTGGTTCTCTTGCGGTAAAACTAAAAGACCCCGAAGCAAAAAGAGCATTCAAAGAAAGACACAACTGTGAACAGAAGAATGATAAAACAAAACCTGGATACTGGGCGTGCCGATTGCCAAGATATTCGAAACAGTTAGGTTTAAGTGGCGGGGGGCAATGGTGGTGAAACCTTATAGAGAAAAAGTAAACGGAAATATAAAACATAGAGTTTTCAATAAAAACACAGATACTCATGAATTAGTGTGGCATCGTGATAAAAATGATAGAGAGGTTACAATAGTAGAGGGAAACGGTTGGATGTTTCAGATGGATAATAAACTACCTATATCATTAAATAATGGGGATGTTTTATATATTCCAAAAAACACATACCATAGAGTAATTCGTGGTATTGGTGATCTAAAAATAAAAATAAAAGAATAAAATGGCAGATAACTCATTAGCAGCATCACTTCGTAGATTATTTTCTACAAACGTTATTGTAAGAAAGTCCCCAAGTGGAAGTGGTTTAAAAGTTAGAGATACTTCTAAACTTCAAGCATTTAATCAAGATTATCTCAAGGATAAGTTTTATAGAATTCATAGAAGTTCTTTGACTTTTAACTCAAAAGATCAAATTACCGGATATTCTGCAATGAGAGAACAACTATATCGTGATTACGATATAATGGATTCGGATCCAATCATTGCATCGGCATTAGATATATATGCTGATGAATCTACGACAAGAGATGAAAGTGGAAATATTCTAAAAATATACTCATCGGATGATAACATAAAACAAATATTAGAAAATTTATATTACGATGTTTTGAATATAGATTTTAACTTATGGCCGTGGGTTAGAAACTTGGCAAAATATGGTGATTTCTTTTTACATCTCGATATCAGTGAAAAATATGGTATTGTTAATGTAAAACCTCTTTCTTGTCATGAAATAGAAAGAATAGAAGATAGTGATCCTGCAAATCCATATTATGTAAAATTTGAAAATTTACTTGAAAAGAATGTTACATATGAAAATTATGAAATGGCTCATTTCAGATTGTTAAGTGATTCTAATTTTATTCCATATGGTAAGTCCATGGTTGAGAATGCAAGAAGAATCCACAAACAATTACAATTAATGGAAGATGCGATGTTAATCCATCGTATAATGAGAGCACCATCCAAGAGAGTATTCAAGATTGATATTGGTAACATTCCTCCAGCTGAAGTAGAAAATTATATGCAGCAAGTTATCAATAAGATGAAAAAAGAACCTCATATTGATAGAACTACCGGTGATTATAATCTTAAATATAACATTCAAAATATGACGGAAGATTTTTATCTTCCAACTCGTGGTAATAACTCAAACACAGAAATTTCAGAACTTGGTGGGTTGAGTTATGATGGAACAGATGATATCGAATACTTAAAGAATAAGATGTTATCTGCACTTAAAATTCCAAAAGCATATTTGGGTTATGAGGAAGCACTAAGTGGTAAAGCAACACTTGCACAAGAAGATATTCGTTTTGCAAGAACAATTGATAGAATTCAAAGAATAATTGAAAGTGAATTAACAAAAATAGCAATTATCCATTTATACGCACAGGGTTATGGTGATGATGAATTAGTAAACTTTACTATAAAACTAAACAATCCATCAACTATCTATACAAGAGAAAAAATTGAATTATTATCATCTAAAATTGGTTTGATTAGAGATATCAAATCTGAAAAAATGTTATCCCAAGATTGGATATATGAAAATATATTGGATCTTACTGATGATGAGATAGAAAAAGAACGAGAAAAAATACTTGAAGATATGAAGAGTGTATATCGTTTAAATACTATCGAATCCGAAGGTCGGGATCCAGAAAAAGAACCACAACAGGGTACACCCGATGGCGATACCACGGATGAACCTGATTACACATCTGGTTCTCAATTTGATGATGGTTATGGTGATATTCCACCATTGGTAGATTCTGATGTAGATCCTTCTGATTCACACTCTATTGATAAATCATATTACAGTAAAAATGATTTTTCAAATTATGGTAAAATGGGTGGAAGACCTAAAGATGTTTCTAGATATGGAAAAGATGATTATGTGATGGGAAGAGATCCATTGGGTAGAGTTGAAAGAACTAGAAACGAAAGTATACTTGATAAATTAAATTTACCCAAAAAAAATAATAAAAAAATGAATTTACTATCGGAAGATAATATTTTAGAAGATAGTGAATAATTATTATATTTATATTTATAAATAAATTACATATAATGCGTAAAATAAATCATTCTAAATACAAAAATACGGGTTTTTTATTCGAAATACTTATCCGTCAAGTAACCGTAGATACTATTGAAGGTGTAAAAGATAGCAAAGCACTTTCTCTAATAAAAAAATATTTCAACAAGAATACAGAATTGTACAAAGAATATAATTTATATTCTGCTTTAATGAAGGATAAATTCGTAAACGAACAACGAGCTCAACACTTTATAGATAAAGTTGTTTCATTACATTCTCGTTTAGATTCTGAAAAATTAAGAAAAGAAAAATATAATCTCGTAAAAGAAATAAAAGAATTTTATAATTTAAAGGAAATATTTTCTACACAGATAAATGATTATAAAGTTTTAGGTTCTATTTATACACTATTTCAAACAGAAAATATAAAAGAAGATTATTCTATTTCACATTATAAAAAATGTAACGAAACTGTTTTAGATTTTGTTTTAAGAAATGAAAATACATCAAATACGAATGAAGATTTATTTGAAAGATATTCACAACAGGATAAGGAAATAAGATTATTAGCATATAAACTAATGATTGAAAAATTCAATAAAAAATATTCTTCATTGAATAAAAAACAAAAAAATTTACTAAAAGAATATATTAATAATATTTCAAATACAAATTCTTTGAGAGAGTATGTAAACGAAGAGGTGGATCAAATACGTAATGTTTTACAAGAGCAAATTGAAAAAACAACATCAAACGTAACTAAGATAAAATTATCTGAATCTATGAATCTTCTGAATGTTATTAAAAAAGGTAAAACAGTAAAAGATAATCAACTAAAATCCATGTTGTATTATTACGAACTTATTGATGAATTGAGGAAAGTAAATGGCTAAAATAGGTGCTGTTAGATTTATTGTTCGTGAGGTTCTTCGTTCTATTAGAAATGTAAATGAAGCAACCACCACTGCAAGTGTTGCCGGTTATAATACACCGTATGCATTTTCAGATGATAGTGATAATAATAAGAAAAAAAAATATCTTGAAAAACTCGGTTATACTGTCGTTAGTGAAAATCGTTGGTTGCAACTAAAAAAAGATGTAACACGTGATAATAAACAGAAAATAAATGATGGTATTAGACATATCAAAAAACAATTATCTGAAATAGAAAAATATTTGAATTGGTATGGTAGACTTAGACAAGAAGGAAATTTATCATCTGATACATATTATAAAAGAACTGCATTAAATTTAGAAAGAATAAAAGAGAAAGCAATACGTATTCAAGAAAAAATAGATGAATTGACAACAGATGAAAAATAATCAAATAAAAATATTATTAGAAAATTATGTTAATGAAGAATTAGATTCATCTGATTATGCAGAAATTAGAAAATTGATTAGAATGGAAATTGCCAATGTATTATTCGATTTATTCAAAAAACGTGGGGTGTGGATATAATGAGTAACTTACTTATAGAAACAAATTTATTTGAAGCTAATATATCTGAAAGCAACGGTAAGTTGTTAGTAAGTGGTGTATTGCAAAGAGCTGGTTCTAAAAACCAAAATGGTAGAGTATATCCTCGTCCTATTTTAGAAAGAGAAATCGAAAACTACAAACAACTTATACGTGAAAGAAGAGCGTTAGGTGAATTAGATCACCCTGATTCATCAGTTGTAAACTTACAAAACGTATCTCACAACATAGTTGAAATTGCTTGGAATGGTGATGATGTAGTAGGGAAGGTTGAAATCTTACCAACGCCATCCGGAAATATTTTGAAAGAACTATTTAAAAGTGATATTCGTTTGGGTATTTCATCAAGAGGTATGGGTTCTGTGAAGGAAGGTAGTAATGGTTTAGAAGTTCAAGAAGACTTCAACTTAATTGCTTTTGATTTTGTATCTAATCCATCTACCCATGGGGCATTCCTATCACCAATATCAGAAGGAATAAATCCAACAGTATGTGATATTTATTGTAAAACAGAAGACATAATATCAAAAATTATAATGGAATTGGGGCAAGAATATGGCATTTGAACAATATGATAAATTAGGACATCCAGGTAAGTTTGCAGAAGTAGTAATTGTAACGAGTGGTGATTTGATACTCACTGGTTCCAATTATGGTGTATCTGCAATTATAAGAGGTGTTGGTGTGAGTGGTAGTATCAATCTATCAAATGGTGGTAGTGTTGCATTGAGTGATTTAGATGCTGGTGTTATACATGAACTCTCACCACAGAGTGTAACTAATATTGGTGGTGGAAATTTATATTTATTAAAAAGAGCATAATCTAAAATACAAAATACTATGGAAGCATTTATACTTTTATTCATTGGACTTACAGCATCAGTACTAATTTTACTTCATTTAAGAAAAGAAGGAAAAATCCAAGATGTAAATAACAACTTAATCCCCGATCAAATCGAAGATAAGGTTGAAGAAGTAAAAGAAGTAATTGTAGAAGTAAAAGAAAAAACAAAAAGAGTAAAAGAAGAATTGAAAGATGTAACAAAAGCCGCTAAAAAAGTTGTAAAACAAAGTTCAGATGTTGTAAAAGCAGCAAAAGGTTCTACAAGAAAAGGTAGAAAACCATCTACAAAGAAATCTACAAAAGGAACAAACTAATGCCAGCAGTATCACAACAACAGCAAAAGATTTTTGGGTTAGCACTTTCAGTTAAAAGAGGTGAAACTCCTCGTTCAGAAGCATCCCAAGAAGTATTAGATATCGTTGATTCTATGACAGAAAAAGACATAGAAGATTTTGCTGGAACAGAACATAAAGGACTTCCTAAAAAAGTAGAACAAAAAATCAGAGAAAAAATTAGAGAAATAATAAAGAATAATATTAACGAAGTTACTGAACCCCAAATCATAACACAACTCAGAGATGTCTTAAAAACCGGATATAAATCTATTAAAGATCCAAAGACTGGTAAAAACATGAAAGTGGATAAGTATTC